CATCAATTCAAATCATGGAATTCACCGTTACTCGTTTGAAGCGTCGCGGACCCCGTAAAGGTGAAACAATGCAACGCAATTCACAGCATGGTAGAGGTCAGGCAATCGGTTCAATTTCAGGTTCCGATTCTCAAAATGCATCCCATGCCGTTGGAGGTGGCAAGGGTTTGACCATCACGCGTCAAGTTGGTATCGGTTCCCGCATGGTGAAAGACCTGGAAGGCACTGTGAAGCGTGCGAAGGCACAGTATCGGGCAGACCGTATCGCGGCAGCGCGGGATTGTCTGGCAGATCGTCAGGCACACTCTCACCTTGCCTGTCGGTTCTGAACCAGTCGGCATAGTGTCACACAAAATGGGCACGACCCCCAAAATCGTGTATTCTATAGAAGTTGAGGGGACAGCACCCTCCACACCCTCCAAACCCTTTCTCTCTTGTCTCATGCGTAAGATCGAAACCCAGATGATTGCCGCAATCAAGAATAACATTGATTGGAAATCTGCAAACACTGAGGTAGTTTCTCAGCAAAATGGTGTCTCTTATGTGTATCTCCACGGTTCTAAGATTGCTGAGGTTGGTGATGACTTCCTGAAACTGTTTGACGGTGGTTATCAGTCAAAGATTACAAAATCCCGTCTAAATGCACTTCTCTCTGAGTTTGGTTACACTTGCGGAACTAAGCAAGAGTATATTTTCCAGAAGCAATTTGAGTGGTTCATTCAAATGTTCGACCTGACTGAAAAGGCAATGCGCACGATTCCTTTCACCAACGGAATGCGTCTGGCAGCATGACAACTTTGGGGGTTCAATTCCCCCCTCAATTGTTTTCTCAATCAATGATTAAAGCACTATCTAAATCCAGATCTTCGAAGGAACTTCTTTCTATTCACATGAAATTCATCCTCATCGTTGTTATCGGTTTTCTCTTCTGGAATAGTAATGATGCTCGTCAATTCACTGCTGAAACTTTAGACAATATGTCTGAGTTCATTGAACCAAAACCAGAATCAATTGGTGAAAAAATTGACTCTTTCCTAAACTAATCTTTCAAATCCTCTAAACACTTTCTTCACTTTATTATGACTCAAAACCTTCACATTGAACACCCCGAAGATACCATCCTCACTGGTGATACTTCGTTCCTCAAATCTATCGTTTCTAAGTTCACTCTTTCTACAAAGATGGATGGTGCCCCCGCTATTGTTTGGGGAACGAATCCTGTAACTGGAAATTGGTTTGTAGGCACAAAATCTGTGTTCAACAAAGTGAAGATTAAGATTAACGAATCACATCAGGACATTGATGCTAACCACGAAGGGAACGTTGCTGATATTCTTCACAAGTGCTTTGATTATCTGCCACGTACCGAAGGCATTTTTCAGGGTGATTTTATCGGTTTCGGTGGTTCCGATGAATATACTCCCAACACGATCACCTATCAGTTTGATGAGGTAATCTCTGAGGAAATCATCATGGCACCTCACACTTTCTACATTGCTGTTGATGACCTGAGAAATGCAATTGCCTTCCCAATGAACTTCATCATCACCGACACACCTTACTGTAAGTTTGTGAAACCTAAGACCTACATTTGGTCTGGTGATTACTATCAAGGTGCTGATGGATTTGAGATTCCCCCGATCGTTTATTTGATTCAAGAGGTAATCTCTAAGACTGAGTTTGTTTCTGATAAGGAAGCAAAGCAAATTAAGAAAAATGTGAATAAGTCTTTGCGTGAGGGTTATGCACTCACTGATGAAGATTTCCTAGGCAATGCTAACCTTTGCCACCTCTACGGTTTGATGATCGTTCTCAAAGATGAGTTGATGGCACAGTGCCGTAATGTTGGTCCCCGTGCCTTCATCGGTCAAGAAGAAATCTCTGCTGAGGGTTATGTCCTAGACTGTGAGTTCGGTACGTTTAAGATGGTCAATCGTCAGCGTTTCAGTGTTGCTAACTTCAACAATACCCGTTTTCAAACTAATATCGTAAATGGTGTCCGTTGATACAGAAGGGGTCACCCCCCTCCTGTATCTTAGAAGAGTCAAAGCAAGGCACCCCATGCAGAACCCTCTCAACACCGTCATCATCTGGCAGCATGTCCCCAGCTCTGCCGTCTCTGAACTTCGCCTCCGTCCCCGTCGTCGCACCATCACGGTGGAGTGGCAGTCAGGTCACTACAGCACTCATACCGTGCGTCGTCGTGACATGCTCCGTCTTCTAGACCCTCGTCAATCGGTCGGGCAGTGGGTCAATACCTTTGCCCTTTCCTGATATTTCTCTTTACTTTTCTCTCATCATGTTTCGTATCGCATCTTCACTTTCTACCCGTCACACAGTGTGGGTTTCTGAGAATAATGAGGCATTTCCTAGTTACCTTCATGCGGGAAAATTTTCATTATATAAGGGCAGCACAAATCGATATCGTTGTAACCCTGAGGCACCTCGTATTTCTTTCCCTATCTGACATCATGAAACATCAGAAGGCACTCACTAAACTCATGCAATCCAATGGGTTTGAG